TTTTATCGCACATCCCTAGAGCTTGATCTACTGGAAATCCTGCACGTCTTAAGCTCAAATAAAACTCACGCAACGAGATGGCATAGGTATCTAACTTGGTATTAATCTGCTCATGGGTATATTTACCCTTTCGCTTATTAACTTTCTTACGCTTTCGTGCGGTTGCCATATTGCTATTGTCGCTTATTCATGATAAGGAATAGATCATCGACACGCTTCTCTAATCTAGTTAATTGATCCTTCATGCTAGATCCACCATTAGGCCTTAGCTCGCTTAGCCAGCCTTTAACTAAGAAACGTAATCCGATTAGCCCGCCTGATAGCACGGCCATAACGCCAGCGCCAAAGCCAGCCCATTCCGCTGGACTCATTTTTCATTAGTACCGATAACATCGGATTTGTCTAAAGCCCTAACTGCTGGACCAGCGAAAGCTGCAACTATTACAGATAGTGCTGGGTCTAAACCTAATTCATTACTTGCTAAAAATGTTAAGAAAGATACTAATACCCCACGTGCATAGGATTTTAGTATGGCTTTTTGCTTTTTGCTTATCTTCATATTTTGCCCCCTAGTAGTGGTATATCGAACTCTCTGCCATCTTTGTCGCCTAACTTTGTAAAGCTAATATGGATGTGCTTTGTGTGCTTATTAAAACCCTTGTACTTGCGCCACTTAAAATTAAATATCCTGCTAGCAATCATGCCATTATGGATTACGTAAGATATACGCTTATCGGTTTTCGCACATTTTCTGATCTGGTCAGCCAGATATATTGAGATCCCTTCGGATGAATCCAAGCGAGAATCAACATCAATGGCTCTGACAACGAATCCGCTTCGTTCGTCTGGACGATGATCCGATTTAATGGTGGAATGACGAGCATCACCAATCCACCCATCACTGGTAGAGCGGCGATCTGGATACCAGGTATCAATCTGCTCTCTTAACTGCACACCAGCTGCACATAGCCAGGGTTTCATTACATTATGTCTAAAATTGCTTTAGCTTTTGCACCTTCTACAATTTCAGTTTTTAGTAATTTAGTAACTTGGTCGTGTTGTTGTAAAACCGCTAATCTTAGTAAGCGATTCATTGGGCATTGTCTTGCCGCTTCTTGTGGTTCTAAATCTTTTAAGTGAACCAAATCGGCATCCCAATTACCATCAAGCGTTGCTAGTAATGCGTTATAAGTTGCTATGTTAGCATTATATCCATCTACTTCTAATTGTCTTACTTGTTTAGGTGTTAATTCAACCTGTGGTGTTGTGTTTTCTATTGCCATTTTTTATTCCTTTTCTTTAGTTATTTGTTTTAATTGAATGAAACACCTGTACCAACGAATGCTGGCAAAGTCGCAGGGTTAGCATATTTAGTACCAAATCCAGCCGCCCAAGCATAAGCTGTGACATATGGGCTTACCTCATGTGCAACTGCTATTGAATCATCATTAGCTGAGAAATCAACACTAAAACCTTGGCCTGTTGGTAGTGTTGCGGGGTCAGCATACTTTGTACCGAACCCTGCCGACCAAGGATATGCTGATATGTATGGACTTGAATCGTGACCAAGTGCAATTACATCACCAGTTTTACTAAATGTTACATCTCTTACAACAGCACCGGAAGGTAAGGTTGCAGGGTTAGCATATTTAGTACCGAACCCTGCCGACCAAGGATATGTTGTAATTCTTGGGCTTGTATTGTGACCAACTGCAATCGCATCACCAGCTGGAGTAAATGCAACACTTATAGCATTACCGGTAGGTAAAGTCGCTGGGTTAGCGTACTTAGTTCCAAACCCTGCTGACCAAGGATATGCGGATATATATGGGCTTGTATAATGTGCAACTGCTATTGCATTGGATGATGAAGTGAATGCAACTCCAGAACCATTACCAGTTGGTAGAGTCGCTGGATCAGCATATTTAGTACCAAATCCTGCCGACCAAGGATAAACAGATACATAAGGGCTATTTTCATGTGCAACTGCTATTAAATTATCTGCCGCATTAAATGTAACATCATTTTCATTACCAGTTGGTAAAGTTGCAGGGTTAGCATACTTAGTACCGAATCCTGCTGACCAAGGGTAAGCAGATACATATGGCGTGTTGTCATGGCTTACCGCAATCGCATTAGATGTTGAAGTGAAATCTAATTCACGTCCAGTACCGGCAGGTAAAGTCGCTGGATTAGAAAATTTGCTACCGAATCCTGCTGACCAAGAATAAACCGATATAAAAGGCGTTGTAAAATGAGAAACACCAACTAAAGTTGAAGGAGCAGCACCAGAACTTGCTGTAGAAATAATACTACTAATTATATTAAGCAATAGCGCCCACCACATACCATGCATTGGCTGCTGTTTTAATACATGCAGCTGATTTATATTGAGCTAAGGTAGGTGAGGCAGCTGTGCCACCAGCACTTAATACAGTAGTAGTGCCAGGTGTTACTGCACTAATTGTGCAAATTCCCGCACCGATGTTTAATACTGTAATAACAGTACCTATTGCAAAATTATATGTAGCATCTGTAGGTAACTTAAATGCAATAGCTGTAGCCTTATTTATTTGTACTAATTGTTGGTACTCATCACCACTAGCAGCTGTATAATCAGCAGTCTTAGCAGTCTGTACTTCAAAGGCTGGTAGTCCATTCCACATAGCGGAAGTTACTACATCACCTGTATTACCTGGAAAAGTTGGCATTTTTACTCCTTAGTAAGATAGTACGTTCTGATCTAATACTCCATAATTAGCGTTACCAATTATGAAGCCATCGATCACTGGCTCTAGTGTAGTGAATACCACTCGGAAACTGCCTGGAGTGATAAAGTTTCGTACACCAAATATCTGTAATGTTTTCTCTAATACAGAACCACCTGGCTGGGTAGTCTTGACTGTAATAGGGTCAAAAAACTCTAATTCTAATGCCGCTATTATACCTGAGTTGTAATTAGGGGTATACAGATCAAGCTCTATAGCATCGCATCGGATCGAGGTTTCAGCCCTACTTGCCACATAAGCCTTAGCGTAATCATCGGCTACCGCATCTGTCTGCATAAGTAGGCCATCTAAAAAGTAGCTGTGTAGAAAGTATTTATCGATAGAGGCCTGGTTAGTGGCTACCTGGGCAGTACCCCCAGCCCTAGTAATAGTAGCCTTATTAAAAATTAGAGTATCGTTTAATATCCAAGCTACATTCTTATAGTCAATACCTGATCCATCATCTGCAAAGACTGTAGGGGTAGCAGCAATAGATCCCACAGTTACTGATCTGTCTTGAAATACAAATTCACCATCGGCATCTACATAAAATGCGCCATACTCTGATTGTGTAACAGTCTGTAATGCAGCTAAGGCTGTGCGAGCTGTGCCGGGATCTGCCTGCATAGTAGTTAGGCCTGCATCAATATCACGCATAGATTGTGGCCAGTCAATTTCGTCCAATATCTTATTTATACGTGTGCCAGATAATTGTCCAGAGCCAGAATCTGTAACAGTGCTTATCTGGGCATTATAGGCAAGTCTAAAGGCATCTACAGCCTGGATAGTTGTATAGGTTACATCTTCTGATTCTTTAGGATAAGTAGTTACATAGCTTGTAATAAAGCCTGAGAATATCGGATAGGTAATAGAATTATAGGTAGCAGTAATCTGCACCTTCTTCATAGGTGTTAAATATGTGTAATACGGACTAGATGTATTCTGTGGGTTGAAATCGCCATTCTGATCTATGATGCGAAGAGATAATGTGCCTGTTTGAAACTCATCGCTTAATGGGTTGCGACCTCTAGCAGTTTCTATCTTGTCTATTTGATTTGATACATCAACAATTACAGCTGCGCTATCTGCTAATACGTTAGTACCTAGGATGCCTGATCCGACTAAAAATGCCTGTGCGAATGATGGGCCAGTACTAAAGTTAATAACTGCATTTATCGTAGGTACAGCCATTATAGACCGCCAGCAATTCCATACGATACGCCAGACTTCTGGGCTATCTGTAAACTTTCTGCTATTAATGCTGCGAATCTATCGCCTGTCTGTGAAGTATCTACAGTTAAATTAATGTTTTGAGTATTGCCACCAGTTTGTCCAAATGGAGTACCTATAAATTGGTTTGCTGCTGTCGATACAATACCTGTAGATGCAGCTGTATTAGAGTTGGAATCAAACTGGCTTAAAAAATCATCTATACGACTATTAGTAGATTGTGCAATAGATAGTGCTGTAGCGTAGGTCACATTACCTAAATCAGTGCCACCACCAGTAGTAGTTTTGTACCCCTTACTTGCCATATCTGCCAAGAATGCTGCTATCTTGGCGTTCATAAGTTTTACAGATTCTAGCGCTTGATCGTAAGTTGCTGCTAACTTCTTGGCTGCCTCAGCTGCGGCTAACTCTGCTAGTATCTTTTTGGCTAATGCTTCATTGTTATCTAGTATTGCTATTTGTGACTTAATGCGTAACTTGGTTTCTTCATCGGTGGCTTCATTTAAAGCTTTAGCAAATCCAATACGTTCTACATCAAACTTAGCAGCCAATTCATCTACAGCAGTTTTTTTCTTTAAGGCGGCTATTTCTAAAGCTCTAAGTTTGTCGAGTTCTTTTTTCTGTCTAACTTCTACTCTAAATTGTTGAGCAGTTATACGACCAGCACTTCGTTGTTCGTTAGCAGGTAATTCTCTGGCTGGTCTATTTTCCCTACCTAATCTGGCTAATAATCCTAATGTACTGGTTTCATAAAAGGCTCGGCCTACCATTCCTAAACCTGGTATATCGCCAAGTGTTTTTAATAATGCACCAAATCCAATAGTAGTGTCGCTTGTTTGTTTAGCAAGATCTTCCATCTTCTTGGTTGTTTTTTCGATATTAGTATCTTCACCCAATATTGCAAGCGCCCCTAATATACCTTTACCAATTTCTTCTTTTACATTTT